GGCATTGTTATACAAGTCGGCGGAAAACTTGCTGATAGTAAGCACTACGGCGCATTTAGATTTATCCGCAGTTTTAGACAATTTGCTAAAAACCGCCTGCTAAAATTCCATGTGCAAAATATCGGTAAAGATCATCTAGACAAACGTGATTATAATTTTCAAGCGAAACCTAAGGAAGAACCAGTTATGCAACCGCAACAACAACCTGTAATGGAAAGTAAGATGTATGGTAATGCTCGTATGAGTTACCAGGACCTAGGCGAAGCACGCCTAGTGATTAAACATAGCCAACCAGTTAATCCAGAAATTGCCGCAGGACGCACAATGCATATCGACAGTATCTATGTTGAGAACTCACAAGGCGAGCGTTTTAAATATCCGTTCAAGCATCTTAGCGGTGCTCGTGCAATGGCCGAACATCTTAAGCACGGCGGTATTCCTTATGACAGCATCGGTAAACATATTACTAGTTTAAGTGAAGAACTAGCACAACTACGCAAGTTTAAAGGCTATGTTACACGCAACGATACTCTAGCAGAAGCTATGAATGATATTACTCCTCGTGTGATGGAACGCATAGAAGAAATTAAAAAAGAAGTAGCTGGACTACAACGTCCAACATATTACGAAGCGTTTGCTGAATCATTTGCATCACGCGAAGAGCAAATAATTCCAGAAGATGTTATGAGCGACTGGATTGATCGTTTGACAATCCGTACATTCAATGAAGATTTAAAAACAGCATTTCCATATATCTTCCGCTTAGTAGACGAAACTACTATTCCTGTAAAAGAATTATCACCTGACGATTTATTAGATGAAAATCATCACAATGACGATGATGAAAATGAAAAAATTGAACACTTGATGCGCAAATATCATTGGAGTCGCCAAGAAGCCATAGAGCACTTGCACTACAATGAACATGATCCTAAAGACTATGAAGACATGGAAGAAGCACAGTTTGAATCATTCTTAGATAGTATAATGAATGAAGACGAAGCAACTGCTACAGGATCTAACAACTTGTTTGTGTCAGATATTGCAAGACGTTCACAAGCAATGGATCAACTAAAACAGTTACTAGCAGGTGGACTACAACCCGGTGTTGATGGTATTAATGCAGTGGCTAGCTTAAAGGGCATTATTGACAGTGAGCAGTTTACTGAAAAATATCTGAAAGGTTTGTCTGACAATGATGATGTTGGTACTGCAATTAAATTATACCTAAAAGACATCGCTGATGGCAATATACAAGAACCATTTGCACCTAAAGCAAAAGAAATCGCACAACAAATACTAGCCAGTAAAGAATTAGACATAGCACCATCAACTCCAGTTGGTGGCACAGACATGCCAGCAGATGCAGGTGCTCCACCAGCTCCAGAAGGTGAAGTTCCTCCAGCACCGGGTGGTGAAGTTCCTCCTCCAGAAGGTGAAGTTCCTCCAGCACCGGGTGGTGAAGTTCCTCCTCCAGCACCACCCGTAGCAGAAAGCATGGGCAAACTTAAAGCTAAACTAATCAAAGTATTTGAAGCTGGTGCAAGTTTAGATACTGAATTAGATTTTGGACATCGTGTAATGACGCTAGGTGAAGCTATGAAGGCATGCGGTGTGGATATGAGCCCACAACAGTCAGGTAGCGTAGTAGATGAGATGATGGATTCTATTTCTGGATTCTTTAACCCAGAAGAAAAAAACTTTACAATTGGCGGTATGCGAGCCAAGATTAGAGTACTAAAAGATTTTAAAAATGGTGTTTATAAAAATGCCAAACCACAAGATGTAAAAACAGTTATTGGCATGATTGACAAATTGGATCCATCTGCTCCTGTACAAAAATCACATGGTGGCGAATTGGATCATATCCGTCACTTAGCAGGAGCACAGCAAGGTAATCCACAGGATGTGCATGTCACTATTGGCAAAGAATCACAGGTTATGCCTGAAAATTCAATCAAGAATATTTTGAGCAAACTTGATAGTTTAGGAAAATAATTATGAAGAAACAAATAACTGAATCTGATCTAATTAATCTCGCTAAAGGATTGAGAGAATATTTAGGCGAAGCTGGACCAACATATAATGCAGATATACAAAACAGTCCTGCATGGAAAGCATTACAAGCACAATATGATGCCGCTCCTGCAGGATCTCAAGCAAGAAAAGATATTGCATACAAAATGCAACAGATGCATTTGGCTAATGCCGCATCTAGTCAAGCGGCCAGTCCAGCACCTGAGCCAGTAGTTCCAGCAAACTCTGTAGTTAAACCAGATCCAGCTTGGGTTAGTAAACGTATTGGTCCTGGTTACGAAGGAGCAACATGGACTAAACAAGCTGACGGGAAATGGTTAGCTAAAAAGTCCGATGGTACATCTGACCGAGCATATACTCCTGCTTTGATTGCTGAACTGGATAAAATGTGGGCACAACAGAAACCTAGTTCTTCAACTGGTTCAACAACTACAGCTAATACAACAGCTAATACACCTGCTAATACAACTGCTAACACTACTAGCGGAGCAGACACAAGTCCTAAGTCAACCGCTCGAGCTTATACTAATGGCACCATCGGGCCAGGAAGTTCAGGACAGCCAGTTAAAGATTTACAAAAACAACTAGGTATTCCAGAGACTGGTGTATGGGACAAAGCAACTTCTGACAAAGTAATTGCAACACAAAAAGAAATTGGTACCAATCCTGACGGCAAATGGGGTCCGCAATCTAGAGCAAAATATGATGCATGGAAGGCAACACAACCTGCGGCAACTACTACATCAACTCAGTCAAACACTCCTGAACCATCAGACGAAATGAGACGTGACTATGAAAGAGATACTGCGCAAAAACCTTCAGCAACAGATGCGGCACCAACAGGTATGCAAGCACAAGGTGATGACGAAGGTAACACAATAATTACTCGTCCGGACGGTAGCACTATGGTAGTTGGCCCAGATGGCAAACAAATTCCGCAGGCATCAAATCCTAATTTACCGCAAAATCAAGGTGTTGTTAATACTGTTAGAAATTGGTTTAATAACAAGGGTGAATTCCAAAAACCAGTAGGATACCAAGGTACTACACCGGCGACAGCTGATGTAGGCGGTGGTGGAATGAAACCTGCTCCAGAAACTACCCCCGTAACAGATGGATCAGGTAAACCAACTAATGCAGTTACACGAAACGAGTCAGTTCAATATGACGATTTGAAACGAATTGTTAGTTTGATACATTACAGATAATTGAGTAAAATACTCATATTTTAGGCAAGATTCTTCTTGCGATACTAAATAAAAGTGCGTATACTACAAAGTATATGCACTTTTTGTTTTACAGGACGTAAAACATACAGGCAAATAAAAAGCAAACAAAGGCATATTAAAGGAGAAATATTATGGCAACTTTGGCTGAAATTCGAGCAAAACTAAAAGCATCTGAGCAAAAAGGTTCAGGAGAAAGAACTGGGGGCGATAATTCAATTTACGCATTCTGGAACTTAAAAGAAGGTGACGAATCCGTTCTGCGATTCTTACCAGACGGCAACACAGATAACACATTTTTCTGGGTTGAACGTGCAATGATCAAACTTCCCTTTGCAGGTATCAAAGGCGAATCTGAAAGCAAAAACATCACAGTACAAGTACCATGCATGGAAATGTATGGAGACACATGTCCAATCTTGACAGAAGTGCGTCCTTGGTTTAAGGATCCAGCATTGGAAGATATGGGTCGTAAGTACTGGAAAAAGCGTAGTTATATTTTCCAAGGTTTCGTTGTAGAAGACGGACTTCAAGAAAAAGAAACTCCAGAAAACCCAATCCGTAGATTTATCATTGGACCTCAAATTTTCCAATCAATTCGTGCCGCATTAGTGGATCCAGAGTTGGAAGATTTGCCAACTGATTATATCAATGGCTTAGACTATCGCATGAAGAAAACATCTAAAGGTGGTTATGCTGACTACTCAACTTCAAGTTGGGCACGTCGTGAGCGTCCACTAAGCGATGCCGAACAAGCGGCAGTTAAGCAACATGGATTGTATAACTTGTCAGATTTCTTGCCTAAGAAACCAGGTGAAGTTGAGTTGAAAGTTATTAAAGAAATGTTTGAAGCATCAGTTGACGGCGAACCATATGACATGGACCGTTGGGGACAATATTTCAAACCAGCAGGTATTGGCCAAGCAACTGGCGATCCTGTAAAAGCAACTCCTAAAGCAAGTGCGCCAGTTGATGACAGCATCGATCCAGATGAGGCACCAGTGGCTAAGGCAGCACCTGCTCCATCAGCACCAAAAGCTGAAGCAAGTGCAGGCGGTGATTCACGTGCCCAAGACATCTTGGCAATGATTCGCAATCGTCAGAAGTAAGCACACGGGTAGGGGACTTCGGTCCCCTATAATCATTTAGGAGATTCAATATGGCTACAAAAGCCTTCGATTTATCAAAGTTTAGAAAAACCCTAACCAAGTCAATTGATGGTTTAGGTGTAGGATTTAATGATCCTACAGATTGGGTTAGTACAGGTAATTATACCCTGAACTATCTAATCAGTGGAGATTTCCACAAAGGTGTTCCGCTTGGCAAAGTTACTGTATTTGCCGGTGAATCTGGCGCAGGTAAAAGTTTTATCTGTTCAGGCAATCTAGTTCGCAACGCACAACAACAAGGCATCTATGTTATCCTAGTTGATACAGAAAATGCTCTAGATGAAAAATGGTTACACGATTTAGGTGTAGACA